GAGGGCCGCTATCTGGTCGACGAGTCGCTGGTCTGCTCCGCTGCTCCTGATTGCCGTGAGGACGTTGCCGAACCATTCGTGCTGTTCGATCTGGCGGTCGAAAGCGTCGAGCGATGAAATGCCGAGGTCGGCGCCGGTCTGCTGTGCAGCGCCCAGGTCGATGCCGCCGAGCAGCTGCGTCGCGAGCGTGCTCGAGTAGTCCTTCGCGGCTTGCGTGTTGCGCTCGAGGTCGGCGACCTGTGCGTCAAGGGTGACCTGCAGGTCGTCGACGACGCCTTTCTGCAGGTCGAACGCTGTCGTCAGGAGGTCGGTGGCTTTCGACGTTGACCCCGTTGCGGTCGATGTCTTGTCGAGGGCGGCAAAGTACTCCTTCAGGTTGCCGCCGTTGGTCTTAATGACTGCGTCGTTGGCTGCTGCGATCGCGTTCCACCTCGAGGTCGCTGCCGCGTTTGCGTCAATGTCGGGGGCGCCCTTGCCAAGTGCCATCGCTGTGCGGCTCACACCGCCATAGGCGCGCTCAGATGCCCCGGCCAGTGCCTCGTATCCGCCGGTCAGGTTGAGCAGCATGTTAATCGTCGGACCCATAACGGGGATGCTTTGCACGAGCGTGCTGTTGAAGAATTGGTTAGCAATGGCAGCGTCCCTGATAAGGCTGCCTAGGTCGTTCCAATTCGGCGCCTCGAGGAAGTTCTTGCCGGCCTTGGCTGCCTTGTCTGATGCGGTGACCATTCCGCCCAGTTGCACGACGAGGTCGCCTGCCGCTGCGCCGATGTCCTCGAGGGCTGGCTGCAGGTCCTCCATGGCTGTCATGAGGTCGCCGGTTTTGCTTTCAGTCTTGCCGAGCGCGTTGAGGAAACCGGAGCCGAAACTCTCCTGAAGTTCGCCAAACCCCACAGACAGTCGATTTAACTGCCCTTGGTAGGTGTTCGCTGCGGTCTGCGCTTGCCCGCCGAATGTGCGCGAGAGTTCTGCCGTGATCGCGTTGAGGTTGCCACTCTTGAGAATGTTCTGATCGAGTGCCGGCGCTATCTTCAGCAGTGAGGTCGCCGAGCCCGAGGCTGCCCGTGCGATCGCCTGGGTGACCTGCTCGAGGCTACGCCCCGTCCCCGCACTGGCATCGAGGGCGACGGCAAGCAATTTGTTGGCTTCGGTGACGTCCCCTGTGACTAAAACTAGTTTGCCTAGGGCCGGTCTCAGTAGGTCGTCGGCTACACCAAATTGGCGCTGCATGACGTCGACGCTGGCCTCGGCGGCGCTCGTGTCCTGCGCCAGTCCGAGGTTCTGCAGCGTGGTCGCTAGTTTCGCTGCTGCGGCCTCATCGTCGACGAATGCCTTGACGCCGTCGACCCCAAATTGCACCGCGGCGTATCCCGCTGCAGCGCCGGCGCCGATCAGGGCAGGGCCGAGCATTCCCGAGAGGGTGTTCGTGAGGTTACGGGTCGCGTTGCCGAACCGGCCTAGGTCCTCTTGTGCGTCCCTAAGTTTCGGGGTGAACCCCTTCAGGTCCATTGCCAGCGCGAGGTACAGGGTGCGGCTCATAGCGTGTTCCTGTTCCACTTCGCAGTAACGACCTCGGCGGCCTGCTCCCACTCGCGGAAGGCCTGCCGTGCGTAGGGCACCCGGTTATTCATCCATCCTGTTCCGTCGCCGAACGGAGGCCACTTGTTGCGCGCCCCAAGGAAGGCGGGATAGCGGACCATGTTGGTGCTGGCGCCTCCCGAGTATGAGCGCCGGTCCTTGCCGATGAGGAGAGCCGGCAGACGATCGGAGCGCACGCGAATCGAGGCCGCCAACTTGGGCCCCCACTCGCCTGCAGTGAGTGCCGCATTCTTCCAACTCGGCAGCATGTGCCTGGTCGCGATGTCGACCGAGGCGTGCCGCAGTTCGGCGCTTGCCTCTTTCGGAAGTTTCCGCAAGTCCTTGAGCACGGCGCCGAGGCCCTCGATGCGGAGGTCGGCTTGCTTAGCCACCGTTCAACACCTCCACAATCGTCGCTAGCATCCGAGGCTCGTATTCGATGACCTCGAATATGGGCCGGTTAATTCTTAGCGCGACCTGGACAACTAGACGGCGGGGGTCGCCGTCTTCGTAGGGCCCACATGTTCGCGCCTGTCGATGATCACTTTCTGTTCGCGTGCCCACTTCTTGACCGGCTTCAGGTCGAACGGCTCCGGGTCGACGAGTGTGCAGTACGCCGACAGCAGGTCGAGGCCTGCCGGGTAGGCCGTGACCTTCGCCTTGTCGCACATGTCGCGGTAGTCGACGACGTGGATCGTGAGGACGGTGACCTCGACGGGGTCAGTGGCCCCGTCGAGGTACACATCGAGGACGTCCCACATCTACGCGAACACCAGAACGCCGGTCAGCTGCGCGGTACACATCGCGACGCCGGTAGCGTCGAACGTGGTCTCAGCGGACTCGCAGTACATTGCGGCGCCAGTCCACTCGCCCGAACCGCCGTCGATAACGACAGCAATGCTGGCCCCTGAGTCGACGACGGCCTGCAGCGCGGAGAACACGCCAGCCGTGTCGTCGTACAGGAAGGACAGGGACACGGCGCTGATCAGGTCGGTCTGACTGAATGCGTTGCCGTCGAGTGTGCGCGTGCGGGTGATCGTCGAGGTCGACGTCACGGTGCCGGACGTCACCTGGGCGCTGTAGTCGGTGGCGCCGACAGTCACGGTGAACGTGGCGCCGGCGATCGAGGTTGCTGGCATGGCCTAACCCTTCATTGAGGCGGTGAGTGATATTTCGACGGTGATGATGGAACCTTGCGGACCGACGTCCATGAGCGTCGGGGGTCCGATGCTCGTAACGACGGCCCACACCGGCAGCGCGGGCAGGATGACGTCAACGGCGTCCTCGGCGTCGAGCTGCGCTGCGCTGTTCTTCCGAGGGTTGACGACGACCATGAGGCGCCACTGTGTGCGATAGGACAGGCGCCCTAGCCGCTCAGGGATGACCCACGGGGAGTCCGCCATGATCACGATGCTTGGCGGGATCGGTACGGGTGGTGTGCTCGTGTAGACCTTGTATCCGAGGCCGGTGACGGCTGCCGTGATCGCTAGGCGCGCCTCGGTCGTGAGCGCTGTCATCCGACCATGCTTTCGACGTTGAGATACGGCGCGATCAGCGCGGCCCGGCTCTTGAGCAGGATGCTGTTAAGCCGGTACGGGCTGGCCTGCATGTCGAGGCCGACGGACTCGCCGCCGGCTGCGAACCGTGCCTGAAAGATGTCGATCCCGATACCGAGCGTCGCTTCCTTGAGGGCTGCGGGCTCGGCCGTGAGCGCGGCCGCAGTGATGACGGAGGACACCACTGCGACCGCAGCCGCTGCCACCTGGTCGAACGGGTCCGCCGCATAGGTAAGGTCCAATGCGGTAGCCAGTTGCGTCCCGGTGAGCAGCGGCATGGCTTACGGCTCGAGGATTCGGATGATGCCGGACGGAAGGAATGCAGCGGTGACGCCGTACCCGTAGATCGCGATATCACGGCCGAGATGCCCGACGTTCTCGGCAGTCGCCAGTCGTGGCCCGTCCTCGATCCAGCGTGCCGCTTCGCCATTGGTGACGATGGCGTGCCGCGTCGCGAGGGTGTCGAGCCACTTGGCGCGCACGACCCGCAGGCCGGACACGTTGACCTGAAGCGTGCTGGCCGTCGCGACACCCGAGACGTTCTGCACCGAGTACGGCGCCGGGTAGAACGACTCCCAGCCGCCGATCTCCTTCATGGTCTCGGTCGACGCAAACACGATGCTCGCGGGCACGCCGGTCGCGTCCTCGCACTTCATCGAGGCCTCGAACACTGCCGCCCGGAACCCGGCGCCGGTCGTGTCAGCTGACATGTCGTACTGGATGTCATTGGCGGCATCAGCCCCGCCCCAGATGTCCTGCGTGAACTTGCGGTCAGTGACCGCCGAGTACGACGCAGCCATGATGCGGTTGTGAGCGTCGAGGTACGACGGCATCGACCGCTGCAGCAGCTGGTAGGAGATGTCAGACCCGGCGGCGTAGGTGCCGAGCGTCGCGGTGCCCTTGAGAATCGAAATCTGAACGCTGTTGACTTCGCCCTTCTCGTCCGCCTGAGCCTCGACGATGTCGAGCAGGTTGTTCTCGCTGTAGGGCCAGTTGATGTCGAGGCCGCTGGTCCCAGCCGACTGGGGGCCGCCGACCCCGGTGATGACCGGGCGCCCGAGGTCGATGATGCCCCGCACCTGCATGAGCCACACGGGCGGGAGTACGCCGGGGTTGTCGGCCGTGACCTGGTCGAACAGGGCCCGGCTGTCGAACCCGTCGAGGACGGCCTTGGAGTACTCGCCGAACGACCTGAACTGTGCGAGCGGGTGAACGGGCTCCGCGACGTGGGCGATGGACTGGACCTCGCGGCGCAGCTCGTCGATGGCCTCGCGTGCCTGGATGTCTGCGACGACCGCCGGGGCGGCGTCCTCGACGGTTTCGACTGACATGTGATCCTCTCTGATTGAACCTACGCCTGCCGTGGAATAGGCCGGCTGATGAGTGAGGCTGACCTCTGCGAGGGCAGCCTTGGTGTAGACGATTGCGTTCTTGCCTTGGGTCCGCTTCGACTCGAGCGGCGCGAACCCCACGGACAGGCCACGGCTCGACCCCGTCCGCATCAGGGTCGCCGCATCGCGCCCGAGGGACGTGTTGACGACGTCAAAGTCAATGTACAGGCCGTCCGGCTCGTTGCTGGCTGCCGTGATGACGCCGATGGGTTCGTTGTGCCGGTACGCGAGAGGCTTGCCGACGACCGCAGCAGTATCGAACGCATTAGGCGCGAACGACTCCCGCATTCCGTCGTACTCGATCTCGACGCCGTACGGGACGGCCATGCCGTAGCCGGTGCCGATGATGTCGCCGCCGTCGTCTGCTCGGGTGTGGAGCAGCAGCGTGCCGTCCGTCGTGAGGTGTCTCATCTATCCGCCCATCTGTACGAGGCTCGTCGGGGTGAGTCCGAGCGTGTTGAGGTCGATGACTGTGCGGGCCTCGTCGGGGCTGAGGACGCCGAGGGGCACGAGCTGCGCGACGAGGTTGCCGAGGTCGGTCGCGTTGCCGCGCAGGAAACCGGACGTGTCGAACCTGACCGAGTGCCCTCGAGGCGTGACGTCGGGCATCGACAGTCGGTGAGTGAGCATGTCCATGACCGGGCGGAGGCTGATGTCGAGCAGTTGCCGATATAGGTCGACGCGGTTCGAGTACGTCAGCGACGAGCCGGACACGCTGGCGCCGACCCACACGGGGTCGAGGTTCGCGATACGCGCTATCCCGATCGCGGACTCGTTGCGTGCCTCGACGAGTGCCAGGTCGCGGGCGGACCATCCCATGCCCTTAGCCTCAATCGCGCTATTCAGGTAGGCCGTGGCCCTGTTGCTTCTCGCCTCTTCCCATGCAGTGAGAAGCGCGTCCACTGTTGCCGCTGGAAGGTCGGCGCCAGTGTTCTTCAGGACCACGGTAGGCATGGGGTACTCGCTGTAATTCAGCGTCGCGGCCTCGAGGGCGGCGGCCGTGTTGATTGCAGCAGCACCAGTCGACAGCCAACCGCCGAGCCCGTCGCCGTAGAACTTAATGACGTCGCGAGCCGGTACAGGCGTGCCGATGTAATAAAACGGGTCAACGGGGGGGAACTGCGTGTTCTGGTTCGCCGTCGAATGCGTGGTCAGGTCGGACACGTCGTCTACGTCCATGACCTGAATCTCGCGAGGGAAGCCGTCCCACGTCCGGTCGACCACAAGCCAGTAGGCGCGATCGTGCAGCAGCAGGTTCTCGACAGTCCTCGCAATGACCGACGTGTAGGGAAGATACGACGACGGGCTGACAAGTACCTGGGCGGTTTCGATGGGCTCGCCCGCTCGGTATGTCCGCAGGCCGAACCCGCTGATCGTGTGTGAGTACGTCTTCATCGCGTCGACGAATGCGGGGACCTGCAGCGCGGCGGCCCTCGAGGTACGGAACGACGACCCGGCGCCCTGAATCATCTGCAGCAGTGACGTCCCGGCGCCCTCCCGCAAAGCCACAGACGGCCCGCCCTCCATCGACCTTGTGGGGGACGGAGGGGCGGACCATCTCGGACGGGGAAACGCCACGCGCCCATATTACATGTTTATAACGATTGTCAAGCACGTCGACGGCTGTGAATGATCGCCGTCGGCCGTTGCCGCTTCGTCGCCTGAGCAGCCGCGAACATCACGGCACGCGCCGCATACGAGGGGCCCTCTCCCATCGCGCTAGACAGCACCCACCCGGCGTCCCGCTTTGAGATGCGCGATGACGCGAAGTGCTCGCGCAGGACGAGGCCCCCGTCGTGGAGGATCGAGCGCCGGTCGAACAGGTCGAGCAGCGCTTGTGTACCGGCCACCGCCTCCCGCTGGCCCACGAGTTCGTCGAAGTGCTCGTGGAGCCGGTCGACGTATCCGGGGGTGACGAGGACGAACAACTGCGGATGCTCGGCGCGCAGCTGCGCGAGACGCTCGTCGACCTGCTTGATCGTCCGCATCGTCGACACCCGGACGACCACGCGCTCATCCTCGAGGACACCCGCGACCGCGACCGCATGCCCTTGCCCGTCGAATGCCGACTCGACCGCGACCGTCCATGTGCTCGACTCCGGCAGGTCAACGTCCGACGTCGTGTCGGCCCACTGGCTGTCCTTGAGCCAACTGCCCGACTTCGTAACCCACTGATTGCACCACTGCCTACGGAACGACGATTCCTCAAGCGTTGAGTGCTGACGTGCCACGAACGCTTGCCGCTTGTCGGTCCACTCGGGTGACGCCCAGGCCCACGTCTCGGGCTCGTCCGGGTTAGCGTCCGCCGGCGCCGACCACTCGAGCAGCAGCGTGCTGGCTGGCGCGTCGAGCTGCTCGATCGCTGCCGAGCGATACTGAATCATGAGGTCGCTCGACGAGTCGCCTGCAGTCGAAACGAGCCACAACTGAGGCTGCTCACGCTCCGACATCGTAGGCATGACCGCGTCGTCGATGACGTTGCGAGAAATCGCCCAGCACTCGTCGGCGAATACCATGCTGCACGAGTAACCGACGCCGGCAGAATTGTTGGCCGCATGGATCAGCCAACGATCACCACTCGGCAGGCTGATGCCCGCCGCGGCATTGCCCCACCTGACCGAGCCCTTCCCGTATCGCTCGAGCGCCCACAGGCCTGCAGGTCGTAGTACCTCCATCGCCGTGTCGCGCTTGTTTGCCATGTGCAGGATTGTCTGAGGTTCGCCAAACAGGTCCCGGTTATGGAGGCGCCACATGCAAATCCCCCGGCTCAGCCAACTTTTGCCGCTCTGTCTCCCCACGCTCAGAACGACAACCGCCCACACCAGGCGCCCGTTCTCGTCGTGCTCGAGCGCCCGATCGAGCGCGTGCCGCTGCCAGCCTCGCAACTCCATCCCGTACACGCTCGACAGCCATTCGGCAGCCGCTCCACCGTGAGACCCCCGCACCGTCGCAGGCGCCCTAGTTTCCAACCGGGGTCTCACCCATCCAGCCGGGTCAAACTCGGGCCGCTCAGGCCCTCCCTTAGGCGATCCGGACCCCTTGGGGGAATAAGAGGCGGGGGACATGGGGAGTGACCTAGGTGTGCCTAAAGAACGGGTTGGGCTCTTGGCGTGGAGTTTCTTCGCGAGGTTTGCGCCGTGCTTGCGGTTGCAATCGAGGTGCGAGATGCCGGCGCCGTCCATGCTGGGGAGCAGGTCGCCTGTCAGGGCTAGGGCTGGTTCATG